CGCGCCCGACGAATGATATGTTGTTTTACTTTGGCTGGATTCTTTGCCCGGCCAAATGCTTGTATCGCGTTCTTTAGGTCGCTGACGTTTGCGATTGGATATGAACCGTCCGGCATTGCTGCGCCACGTGCTGCAAGACGCTCGCGCTCTTTTGCTGGAACATCGCGCTTTGCAATGTCTGAAGGGAGCGGTGCCTTGTATTCGTGCAGTTCTTCCGTCTGAACCAATGTGGGTTCTCCGTCAACGCTTTTCGCCATAATCAATTTGGCATTTGGGTTCGCTGGACGATCGACGAGTGAAACCTCGATGATCTGACCGTCAATAATGCGACCGTTAGCAGCCTTGCTGTCGCGAACGACGCGTGGCGCTTTGATTCCGATAGAGAAGCCCTTTAGAACGCCGGCTTCGACTTTTTTGACCGATACTGGGTCCACAACGTGAGCGCTGATGTAATGACCGTCAGCCTTAGACTCGAGTTCTTTCGCCACTCCCGCGGCGATGTTGGAGTGCTGCTCGCGAATGTTGCCACCGGACTTGAACCATTGTGGCATTGCGGTGTCGAGCCAAGCCGGGTCGCAGATCTGGTTGTCAAGGTCTAGCGAATCGTCGGTTGCCTTACCGTATACCATAAGCGTGCCGTCTTCTTGCTTTTCTTGCTTGATGATGGCAGCATATGAGGTTGTGAAATCGAGTGACATTGGTTCTCCTTAGATGCCCGAGTAAATAACGGTGACTGCGCCAGTTGAAGTACCAGCGGCAGAAATGGCGTAAACCGTGTCGGTCGCGTTTAACCACAACTGAACACTTGCGTTGGCTGCAAGAGGGAACCCACCATTTGCACCACTTGCCGCAGTGATAACTGAATCACCAAGATAAATCGCTGCGCTGTCGCGATTTGCGATTTGAATTGCGGTCGTTTTGACGCCGGTAGGCATACGCACAAGCACTGTGGCTGCGGTGCCTACTGTTGTATTTGTGTGAACGAGGGCCATATTATTCCTTTGCTAACCATACTGGAGCCTCGGACTGTCCGAGAAGCCATGTTGCCATAAGACGGTGATGACCGTCAATAATAACGTTTTTGCCGCCGATTTCCATAACCAGCGCGTGAGAACGGTACGGAGTAGTGGCTTGACCCATCGACTCGATGTGCTCTTTAACCTTCTTGCGCATTAAATAAGCGTCTGTGCCGACAAGATCTGTAAGTTGCACGATCGCCAGTTCTGCGTTGTCCCACATATTCGGGTCGGTCAACGGCACTTGAACTGTTGGCCAAGGCGACTCGACGCATTTTTCGGGATCTATGTCGTCAGTCATTCCGGTAATCGGATTTGGCAAAATAGCAAGGCGGCTCAATGCGCGCTCAACTTCTGCAGGTCCCGGCACGAACTTGACGAGTGTGGACTCGGACTTGTTGGTGTTGCTGCGCTTAATCGGTGGAACACCATTACGCCACGACTTAGTGCCAAACAAAACGTCGGTTAATTCTTTGCTGACTGTGCTCATTTTGCCGCCCTAACTACGATTTTGAGTGCATTTTCGCCTTGTGGAATAACTTGCAGCACTTCGAGTTTTTGTTGAACAAGCCATTCGGCTTCTGATGTGTACTCGCTAAGAGTCGCAATCGGCAAACCGTTTCCGCTAAGCATTGCGATGGTTACTTGGCCGTCTTGTTTTAATGGACCATAGCCTCTTGCAAAGTTGTCTGCAACGTAACGATCTGCGCTGAACGAACGCGGCCCACCGAGGTCAAAAATGTCGCCCGGTTTGATACTGTCAGCCATATCTCTGAGTGCATCCATTCCAACGTTCATTCCGCGGAACAAACCGTCTTCCGGAATGGTCGGAGCGTGGTCGAGCAACTGCTGTACCGCCGAAGTGTCGAGTGCTCGAAGATCGTTGTCGCGACTGTAGGTGAAAATCGCTTTTGCGGCTTCAGCCTGCTGCGAAGTACCGCCTGTCATCGAAGTTCTAAAATCTCTAAACGCGTCAAGGTGATCGTCATTGACGATTTGCGACAAACGACCCGCAGGAATCAAGTCTTGCATTTGTTGCGACATTGAAGCGAGATCCGGTGAAAGATCGCCCGGCGTTGTGAAGTCCGGAATGTCGCCACCACCCGAAACATCAACGTTGTCGATATTGTCGCCGCCGTCCACGCTGTCGTAAACGCCGGTATTGCCGGTATCGACTACGTATGGTGCGAGTGAGCACAAGCAGTTTGGGTGGGCCGGTGGCTCAGAGTCTCCGCTTGGGAAAGTGTCGTCGATGTTTATAGGCGAAGCGTCTGCGTTGTCTTGGCAGTCTGCGCAACCCTCGGCAACAAGCCATTCGACCTGTTCTACACCGCTGGTCTCGTAAAGATCTCGAGCAGCGACAGAAACGGAACGTGCCATTTCGGTTTGCGCGATTATTAAAGCGCGCTGTGGGTCGTCAATGGTCGAATCCAGTTGACCAGCAAGGTCTGACGCGGTTGGACGAGTACCGGCTGCGAGGCTTTGTGCAAGTACCGTGCCGATTCGATCAAGGGTCGTAGTCGCAATGTCGCGAGAAAGTACCGCGCGGCTGTTCATCAAACGCTCGAGTGAACCGGGCTGGTTTATTAGTGCGCGAGCCGCTTCATTACCGGGTTTCCAACTGTTCCAGTCGATCACCATTGCAGCGCGTGAGTCGCCTATCCACGCTGGTGCGTCGGCCTTTTTAAGTCCGATAGCGTGGCCCAGCATATAAAGACCTGCTTTACCACCGAGCACGTAACCGTCTGCGTAGATCAGACGAATCGCGTTTTCAAGTGGCTTGGTGTTGACGTGTCCGTGAACTTGCGCCCAGTCGCGTGCTTGCTTTGGTGTTGGCTTACTACCATCAACTGGGTGAGTCTCCAACCAAGCCTGAGCAAGTGCCGCTACATCAACCGAGTTGACTATTGCGTCACGAACTCGACTAGTGTGATTCGAAGCAAGACGGACCGTTGTGCCGTGTGCCGGCCAAGTCATTACAGCCCCAAATAGCGTTCAGCGTACCAGCGTGCGCCTTCAAGGTCGCCTACCTTGATGAACTTATTGAGTACCTCGGCGTATGACTCGTCGATAAACTCGAAGTTGAAAGTGCGGTCGGTGTAGCCCTTTCGCACAAAACGAATGAAGGCGCGCATTTCAGCCGCTGCAGCCTTTTCAGGGTTCACTGGTGGCGTGGTTTGAGGTTCGCCACTCTGTGCCGGTGGAGTCTGTGCAGAACCCGGGGCTGGTGGTGGAGTGCCTTCAGCCGGTGGTGCGACAGGTGGCGTCTCAGGTTCTACGACACTGCCGTTTTCATCCAGTTTGGTACCCGCGGCTACTACGCCGTCCGGTGAGAACAAGAATACTGACTGACCAGCGACCAAGAGCGGCATATCGGCTTCCGGCGTATCAAGCAGCGGAAGTCCTCGAGAAGCACGGTTTTCATTGATGGTCTCGCCACCGGAACGCATTCGAATATCTTCGCGCTTTGCGGTTTGCTCAGAGTCTGTGCGGCCTTCGGTCATAATGCGGAACTCGAGTTCGCGTGGCATTCCAAGATAGGTGTGCGAGATGTTGCTGAGGTGGACTGAAAGCCACTGTGCCAAAGGCTCAATGCCGATGGTCTGTGCGCTGTCGGATTCGCCTTCTTGATGGCCCTTGCCGCCAAGTCCAGTTTTCGGAGTGAATCCGATTTCAGTAGGCAAGACACCGAAATGTCCGCAAATCGAAGTCACCAAGAACTCGTCAATAGTATCGCGGAAGCGATCGCTGTACGAGTCAAACTGGTGTGGCTTAATGCCGGCAGGTAGAAGCGTTGCGCGCTTGCGTTGCTCAGTCTGTCCGGAAAGGTTGTCGTTGAAGATGTTCTCGTAAGCACGGAGCAACTCGGGATTATTGCCAAAGGTGGCGTCAGTTTCGAACATTAACTCCGGGAGCACGCCGTCGGTGAACTCCGAACGTAGCCACTGCTGACGTCGTAGGTAGATATCGGCTAGTGACAGCGCGCGCTCAACCGGAGAGTAACCATAGACGGTATGTGATCTACGGTTCCGCACCAAATAGGATAGTTCGTCTGATGTAAACTCGCCGTCCGCACTTGGGTCGTCACTTGCTGAGGTAAACTCAGAACGTGGGAAACCGTAAAGAATCTGTTGGAACGCTGGGAACGGCGCCATTGGGCGCATACCGCGATCGTCAATGAGTGGCTTAATAGTCGAGCCGTCGAGGATTTGAAGTCCATAAAGGTCGTTGCTAACTGCACGCTGTGGCCAAATCGCGAGAGCGTCGATGACCAAAATCTCCTCGAGTGCCATTGATAGCCAGTCGGAGAACGGCATATTGTTGGCTTTGTCGGGCATTACCCAAAAATCACGAAGGCGTGAGATTTCGTCTGTAAACTTGTCGCGTGCGCTCGCCATCGCGCGAACGTGATCGCCACCGCTCTCGGCCACGATCTTTTCAGACGCAGAAGATGAAAGTGTGATATCCCAGTCGAGGCCCACCATCTTGTTCTTGATGACTTCAATGCAACGACGTAGAATATCGATCTGTTCTGCAGCAGCCCTTAGCGTCTTGAACGGTACAAGGCGATTCTCGGTGATGTTGATATTCTGAGCAACAAGGTACTCAAAACGGCGAGGGTCTGGACGACCGCGGTCTTGAAGCGGGTTAATCGCTCCCGGAATCAAACGCTCTGATGGCCCAAACGGAATACCAGTCAAAAGCGGGTTAGACGGTAGTGGGTCTGACACTTGATAAGAACCGCTGCCTGTGCGCTGACGCATTTGCTCCTCTGTCATAGTGACAGAACCGGCGGGGAGACTTGGTGCCTTGGTGATTTCGTCTGCTACGGCCTTGGCCAAGCGATCGAGTAAGCCCATCATTCTCCTATCAAAGTGTTACAGCGTGGACAAAAACGAGTGGATTTCGGTGCCGGCATTCGACACGACGGACAAAATACTGCAAGGGCTGCCAGTGACGCCATCGCGTTAGAGCCTTCAGAAAGTTCAGTGAGCGCCCACACTAGGGCGTCCATTCGGTCCGGCGATTTGTCAGAATCCGGCACCCATTCGCACATCTCGTTTTCGAGTTGCTCGAAGTAGCCGATGTGGTGTACCTTGCCTTGCTCGTAAAGAGCGGAGACTGGTTCTGCTCTGACGCGTTTTCCGCGAGAGGCCGTGATCTTTTTGACCGAGATATTCGGGCTAACCTGTTGCAAGACGTGGAGCACAAGGTCGCCACCGTTGTTGGTTTCGGCTATGATGCGGTCGGCCTTGTGCTTCTCGTATGCTTCGACGGCCTTACGCGCCCATTGATCGGGACTGGTCTTGATGGTGTCATCAGCCAAAACGTAAAAGTGGCCATCGGAAGTTATGCCAGCGGTGACGATTCCGGTGGAATCTGAGTCCTCACCGGAAGTCACTGCGGGGTCCACGCCTACCACAACGCG